AAATAAAGGTAGTCTTATATTACCAATATTAGGTATATCAATTATATATTTAATATTCTATACAATTATTAAAACAAAATTATTTACAAAACTTAAATTTAAAAAAAATGAAACCATTACAAAAACAATGGCAAATAGATATGGATAAATCTTTACAAGAGGTTAAGCAAGAGACATTTGAAGAAGGCTTTAATAATCACTATAAAAATATAAATTATACAGAAGATTCTATATATAAAGAAACTGTTAAAAGAGATTTTTTGGCTGGTGCTAAATGGCAACAAGAAAGAAGTTTTAGTTTAGAACAAATATCTAAAGAATTTGTAGGCGAAGGTAAGTTGGGAGGTTATTTTGATGATTATTTAGATTATAGAATTGATAACGGTAATAAAATTACCTTTAAGGAATGGTTTGAACAATTTAAAAAGAAATAATGATAAAATATATTATAATTTTATTAATTTATGAATTTATAAGACCAAAACTTCAATGGTTATGGTATTATTTAATTAAAAAAGGAAGCGGTGAATAAACAATTATATGATATTGAAGTTTTTAAAAATTTCTTTTGTGTTGGTATTAAAAACTATGTAACAAAAGAAATTTTATTTTATGAAATATCAGAAGAAAAAGATGATCGAGAATTAATACATAAATGGTTTACAGAATATACTGGATTTTTAGTTAGTTTTAATGGTATTCATTACGATAATATGGTTGTTAAATATTTTATATCAAAATATAATGATTATGAAAATTTAAATTGGTCTAATATAACTACTGATTTAAAATGGTTTTCAGATAAATTAATACGTGATGAATATGATGATGAAATTAAACAAATTAAATATCAAAAAATACCTTGGATAGATATAGATTTATTTTTATATTGGTCTAAAATGCTCAGATTGTCTAAAAAAATTAGTTTAAAATCATTAGGTATTCAATTAAATTATCACACAGTACAAGAATTACCATATAAACCAGAAACAATATTAACAATTGAAGATTTACCTAAATTGAGATATTACAATTATACTCATGATTTAGGTATTCTTGAATTGTTAACTGAAAATATGGAAGAAGATATTAAACTTCGTGGATATATTCAAAAAGAATATGGTTTAGAATGTTGGAGTATGGACGCTCCTAAAATTGCATCAGAATATTTATTAGAATATTATTGTAAAAATACATATATTGAAAATAAAAATTCTTATTGGTATTATAAAAAAAATATTAGAAATACAAAATATGAACCAAAACCTTGGATAATTGGAGATTACTTACCTATTGTTGAATTTAAAACTAAATTTTTTCAAGATATTTATAATGAAATTTCTACAACATCAAATAGTGCGAATTATTTAAAAAATAAATTATTACAACAAAAAAATCACAATGTGATGTTGACAGTTAGTCAAGGAGGTATTCATTCTGTAAATAACAATCAACAATATAAAGAAGAAGAATCTTTTTATATTATTGACGCAGATGTTGCCGGATTATACCCAACATTATTTAGAAAGTATAAATTTTTAAGAAAATCTTTATGGATAATTTTAGAAAAATATATTGAAATGATTGATGATAGAACGATTGCTAAACGTACAGGAGATAAAAAAAAGGATACTTTTTTAAAACTTTGTAACAACGCTTTTTCAGGATTAGTTGATTCAACAGTTACTTGGATGTATAGTCCCGAACATATTTTGGCTTTGCGTGTATTTGGGCAAATGATACAATTGCGTTTTATGGAAGAATTAAATTTTCATGATATTGAAATACTTTTTACAAATACCGATGGAACACTTGTAAAATGTCCTAAAAACAAATTAGAAATTTATCATAAAATTGCTTTAGATATCTCTAAAGAATTTGAAATTGAATGGGAATTTGCTGTTGTAAAACAAATATTTTTTGCAAACACCAATACATATTTATCAGAAATTAAAGAAGAATATATGTTAGATGAAAATATTTCTAAAATTAATATTAAAAATATTTCTAAAATTAAAAAAAAAGGTAAATATTTTAAATATGGAAAAGATATTCCTTTAGGTGATTCTGTAGATGAACAAATTATTGCAAAAGCTTTAGAAGCTTATTATATTAATAATATATTACCTCAAGAATTTATAAGTAATCCTGACAAATATAATTTACATATTTATGATTATTGTAAATCAAATAAAATAGGTAAAGATTTCAAAGTATGGCACAATGGTAAAATTCAACAACAACTTAATAGATATTATTTTAGTAAAAATGCTCCGTATTTATTTAAACAAAAACATGGCACTGGTACAATGCAACATGTTAATGTGGGAGGAGGTGTTATATTATTTAACAACTATGAAAAAAAATCGTATAAAGAGTATTTATTGAATTATCAATACTATATATCTAAAACACAAAAAATAATTGATGAAATTAACAATTTAAATCAACTATTATTATTTTAACTAATCCTAACAATTTAATTATGGATAGTAAAGAAAAAAAGTTTTATACTGAATTACTAGCTGAATCATATAAAACAAATAATGTGAATTTAATTTCACAAACGATACAAAATAAATTAAATATTTATGTATCACCCAATGAAGTGAGAGAGATTCTTAGTGAAGACTATGAACTCGAATGTAGAAAAATGCAGTATAGTTTAGAATTAAGTTATACTTTTGAATAAAAATAAAATATGTGGGATTTAATTATAGATAAAATAGAATCTACAGGATTAACCTTTGATGAATTTCTATCATTATATAAAGTATTTAGTAGTGAAAATAACATTAGAAAAATACAATATAATTCAGATATGTTAAATTCATATTTAGAAATAGAAGGAAAAGGTTTAATAAAAATTATTACAAATGACAACGGTGCTTTAACATTTCATATGCGAGAAGCTGGTAATATATTAATTAAACAATTTAATGAAAACCCTGAAACAGAACAACCACCACAACAAATACAACAGAAATTAACAAACAATAATCACAAATTTGAAGAATTTTGGTTAACATTTCCTAATTCAGATGAACACGGAATATTTAAAAAAACTAGAATTCTTAAAGCAGGTAAAGATAATTGTAAACGTAAATATATAGAATATTTAACTAAAGAAGTTAAACACGAAGACGTACTTAAAGCATTAAAATATGAAATAAAATTAAGAAAAGATGTTAATAATGGTCAAAATAAAATGACTTATATGAAAAATAGTTTAACATGGCTTAACACAAAAGAATTTGAAATAATTCTTGAAACTATGGACGAAGAAACAAATAATAATAGTTCAGATGACTGGACAAGTAATTCAATATAATTTATGAAAGAATACGAAATAACAATAACTTTAGATAATTCATATGATGTTGTTAAAACAATTACAGCTAAAGATGAATATCACGCAATATCTGAATGTAGAGAATTACTTAAAAAAGAATATAAACCTAAAACAATATGGTTTACTAATTTGAAAAAATTGTAATGAATATAATTGATAGAGTATTTGAAACACTTAATAATAGAAGGAATCGTATTTTATCAGGTAAAGTCAATGCAATACCTTGGGGTTTACCAAGATTTGAAGAATATAACCCAGGTATTGAAAAAGCTAAATATTATATAATTACAGCAAGTTCAAAAGTAGGTAAAACTCAAATTACAGATTTTTTGTTTATGTATAATGCATATAAACAAATAATTATTAATAAACTTCCTATAAAATTAGTAATTAAATATTTTTCTTTAGAAATGTCTAAAGAAGAAAAAGTAATTCAATTTTTAAGTAACTTATTATTTATTAAAAGTGGTATGAAAATTATAATATCACCTGTAAATTTACGTTCAACACGTAATGCTGTAGATGAATTTATATTAAAATATTTAGAAGATGAGCGTGAATATATTGATGGTTTTTTACAATGTGTAGAATTTATAGATAATATACGTAATCCTTATGGTATTTTTAATTATATGCGAGAATATGCTTTATCACACGGTAAACAACATAAAAAAACTGTTGATTGGGGTAAAGGTCCTATTGAAGTAGACGATTGGTATGAAGAAAATGATCCTGAAGAATATGTGATACCACTTGTAGATCATGCTAAACTGTTATCTCCTGAACACGGAATGAATATTAATCAAGCAATTGGAGAATTATCTAGTAAATACTTTATACAGTTACGAAATAAATATTTTCAGTCTCCTGTATTAATACAACAACAAGCTGCAGCACAAGAATCTGTGGATAACATGAAAGCAAATCGTCTTCGTCCTACATTAGATGGTCTTGGTGAAAACAAAACAACTCAACAAGATGCTAATGTTATTTTAGGATTATTTAGTCCATTTAGACATCATATACCTGAATACGAAGGTTATAATATAAAATTCTTTAAAGATAATATAAGATTTCTTGAAATATTAGGTGGTCGTGAAGGTGGTGCTGGTACAATTTGTCCATTATATTTTAATGGTGCCGTTAACTACTTCAAAGAATTACCACGTTCAAATGATGAACAAGCAATTAAAGCAGTAGAACAAATAGTAATTAATAATCGTAATAATGAATATAAATAAAATATGTCGCAAACAAATAAAATAGGGATTCACACATCTCCACAAATATACAGTAAGGTATATAAAGGACAATATAACGGAATCAGATTTAATATAACATTTAATAAGTTGTATGAAAATGAATATGATGAAACAGATTATTCAACAGATATTGATTGGATTGATCATTTAGAAGAAGATAGAAAACCTGTAGTAAATGACGCAATTAAAAAATTATTTAACAGTAAAATAGATCAAAGTTTAATTTTAAAAGATTAAATATGAACTTAAATAAATTTTACACAATCTCTTTTAATGATTATGGAAATGTGATTAAGTTTAGATTTTTAGATATGTCTTTACTTGAACGTTTACATGATTGTCATAATGATATATCGTTTAGAATTTATGATAATAAAAAATTATTATATCGCTTTCATGTGTATCATAACAAGATTACATCTGTTAAAAAAAGTGATGGAGATTATGTAAAATTCAATTTAACAAATATAAAAAAAGAATTGTTACAAGATTCATTAAAATTACTTGATAGTAATGATTCATTAAATCATGCTTTATTTTTAGAAATATTTAAAATAAAATTAAATGAAATTACATAAATGTAAAGTGTTTAAAGTAACATTATGTTTAACTACAAGTAAAAAATATAATCAATATGATTTTTATAAAATTAAAATATATCATAATAATATTAAACAATATTTTTACATAAGACATTATTGTGAAACTTTCAATAACGTACCATTTAGTACTTTTTATAAAAGTATAAACCATCAACCCTTTTATCCAGATTTAGATTGTACACATATATGTAATTTATCATTAAATAATCATTTAATACCACCTAAACGTGAAATTAAACAAGAATTTTACAAATATATAGAACTATATCCAGATATAATAAAATTATTTGAAAGTAAAGATGAATATTCTGTTAGAATAGGATTAGAAATATTAAAACAACAATTAGAACTAAAAATACAATAAAAACTAAATAAAAATGAAAAAATCATTAACCGATTGTTGTGCATTAGCACAATTAAGTGGATTGAATAATAACACTACTATTCAAGAATTAAAAGAACAATTAAGAAAACAATTTGATGAAATAAAAAACAAATATATACCAGGTGATTCATCTGGTAAAGGTCAAAGAGCTTTGTTTGTAATAACTACACCAACAGAAGAAGTATTAGAATATACATTAAAACATTGTGGTTTTAAAGAAATTCATCAATTTCCTAGAAGAAATGGTTATCCTGAAGGAATGTTAAAAATGTTTATTAAAACTTTATAAAATGAAAGAAAAAATAATTCTTACCGCTAAACATGGGAGACCTAGCACACAACTCGTTTATTCATTAATGAACTCAGGTATGTTAATACAACGACGACAACTATTTAATAAATCACGTGTATTATTACGACAATATTATAGATACTTTTTTAATAATAATATTGAAATATTAAATAAAGTACCATTTTTAACAGCAATAAATAAAATTGTAATTAGATGGGGAACTCGTGAAGAATTGGAAACAGACAATAGAACTATTGTTTATAATCAAAGTACCGCAATTGCAAACGCTACAGATAAAAGATTATCGAGACAGTTGTTTATTGAAAATAATGTTAACACACCTAAATTAATGACAATAGATAATTTTGAAATTTCAGATTTACCCATTATTGCAAGACCACTAGTTCATTCTAAAGGAAAAAATTTCATAGTTTTAAATAACTTTAGTGACTTTGAAAATCACTATAATAGAAATAATCAAGGTTGGTATTATTCTAATTTTATCGATAAACAGCGTGAATTTAGAGTACATTGTGGTCATGGTAAAGTATTAGTGTTAATGGAAAAATCTAATCCTAATAATGGCAATATTGCTTGGAATAGAGCACAAAATGATACGGAACCATTTGAATATATTTCTTGGACACAAATTGATGAACAAAATCTTAAATGTGTGCTTGTAGAAGCTTTAAAAGCTACTGCTGCGATAGGATTAGATATGTCTGGTGTTGATGTAATGTTAGATAGTAATAACATTGCATATGTACTAGAATGTAATACAGCACCTACATTAAATACTTCTCCATATGTTGCAGAACGTTGGGGTAAATATTTTGATTGGTTGTTTAGACAAGAAACACGTCGTGAACATTTTGTTACAGAAGGTTTAAAAAAAGGAAGTAGTTATATTTGGAAAAACTTTCAATTAATGGATCAACCAGCACCTAATAATTAATATTATGAAATCAAATAGTCAACAACATCACACGTTTGTAAGTTATGATATTGCTGTACAATTACATCATAATGAACAATTTAAAGAATATGCTGGTAAATATTTTGATTATTATTATAAAAACGAAAAAGATATTATTCCCGCAGAAGAATCATTATGTTTAGATTGTAATATTCCAGCAATTACACAAAGTTTTGTACAAAAGTTTTTTAGAGAAATTTATAATATTATTATTGAACCAGTATTTGATGAAACTCAAAATGATGGTTATCCGTGGTTGTTAAGTATTTATTACAATAATATAGATATTATTAATGAACAACATGAATTATTTGGAGATTATTATGATAATTATGAAGAAATTTTAGAAATAGGAATAAAAGAGTCTTTAAAATTAATATAGTGAATAATTATAAAGCACAAAGTCAAAAATATCAAATATTTGTTTGTTCTGAAATGATTAATGTAAATATTAATAAAATTAATATTCCTAAATTAAATTTACAATTAGAATACTCTATTTCAAGAAAGATGTATGTTTTAAATACTCGCTATTATGTAAGAATTTCAAAATTTTCAATATTATTAGAAATTAAAAATAAAACTGAAAAAGGTTTAAAACCTTTATGGTATGAAATAAATCATTTTACAATAGAAGATAATTTAATTAGTTTGATTAAATCTAAAGATGAATTAAATCAAAGACTTGCTTCTGAAATTTTATTATTAAAATTAAATAAAATTAAATTGTGAGTAAAAGTAACAAATATAAAATAAATTATTTTTATAATGGTGAGAATCGTGTTTTTTATTGGCGAATAACTATTAAAAAATTAAATTTAACGATGCGCTATAATCCTAACGGAAAACATTTTGCATATAGTGCTTTTAATGTGCTTAAAAAGTGTAAAACATTAAATAATTTTATAATAGAACCCAATTTAATTACTATGATTACAAGTACTGATAGATTATCTCAAAACGTAGCTTTTGAAATATTGAACAATAGATTAAATGACAGAACAAAGCAAAATACAATTTGAAGTTGAAAAATTATGGTATAAAAATAATTGTAAAGGTACTGCATTATTAGCAACAGGTAGTGGAAAATCAAAAATATTTATAAATATAATATCTAAAGAAAAAAAGAAGTGGTTACTAATCGTTCCAACCGAGAAATTAAAATTTCGTAATTGGAAAGAAGAATTTACCACTTGGAATAAATTAGATATTTATAATGATTTTGTAGAAACACAATGTTACGCAAGTTTATCAAAATTAGATTTGTCAAAATATGATGGTGTTTGTTTAGATGAAGTACATAATTTAACAATTAATAATGTACAACCATTTAAAGAACATTATAAAAGATTAAAAATATTATGTTTAACTGCTACAGAGCCTAGAGAAGATGATAAAAAGAATATTATATACAACATGATAAAATGTCCAGTTATATATAAATTATCTCTTAAAGAAGCTATAACTAAGGGTATTGTTGCACCATTAAATATATATGTCCATCAATTACAACTTAATATAGAAAAAACTTATCCTGTCAAATATAAAGATAAAACCACAGGTTTAGAAAAAACGTTTTATCAATCGGAATTGGAGATGTATAATTATATTAATAAAAGATTATATAATAAGCTCAAGCCGACACAATTTGATTATTTGTTTAGAGCAAAATTTATTTACAACTCAAGAACTAAAACAGAATATGCTAAAAAATTAATAACGAGTATACCTGAGAATAAAAGAGTTTTAATATTTTCTCAAAGCATTAAACAAATTGAAGAATTATTATCTGAAGTGTATCATTCAAAAACTGATGATAAATATTATAATTTATTTATTGATGAAAAAATAAACAAATTAGGTGTTGTAGAAGCACTGAATGAAGGAGATAATATAAAAAATTTAAATAGTGCTATTATAGTACAAGGTAATTCAAATCCTAAAAACACATTTCAACGAATTGGTAGAATAGTTCGTTATCGTGAAAATCATACCGCAGATATACATATTTTATGTTTAATGAGCACTGTTGATGAAATTTGGATTAATGATATATTACAAGACTATAAAGACTTAATAACAATTATAAAAAATTAAAAATATGAATCCACTATTATTAGTAGATAGCTACAAAATTCATCACACTTCTATGTATCCAGAAGGTATGACAAAATTATATTCTAATTTTACACCACGTAAAAGTAGAATTGAAGGAATAAATGAAGTAGTTGTGTTTGGAATACAACATTTTATATTAGAATATTTAATTAAACAATTTGATGAACAATTCTTTTGTACATTTTTTAGACAGGGAGATGATGATAATATCCTAGCTGAAATTAAAGTAGATATTATTAATGAATACAAACGTCATTGTCCAGTAGATACTAAACATATTGAAGATTTATGGGATTTAGGATATCTTCCTATTGAAATCAAAGCTTTAGATGAAGGAACTTTATGTCCAATTGGAGTACCAATGATGACAATTACAAACACTCATCCTGATTTTGGATGGTTAGTTAATTATTTAGAAACATTAATTAGTTGTATGTTGTGGCAACCTATAACTTCAGCAACATTAGCTTATGAATTTAAAAAAACACTTAATAAATATGCACTTGAAACTACAGGAACAACTGAAGGTGTACAATGGCAAGGTCATGATTTTTCTATGCGAGGAATGTCATCAGTCGAATCTAGCATACTTTCTGGTATGGGTCACTTATTATCCTTTACAGGAACTGATGTTATTCCTGCAATTTATCAACTTGAAAATTCATACAATGCTCAAGGATTAATTGGTGCTAGTGTACCAGCAACAGAACATTCTGTTATGTGTATGGGTACTAAGGAGTCTGAGATAGCTACTTTCAAAAAATTACTAGATCTATATCCTACTGGAATATTATCTGTAGTTTCTGATACTTGGGATTTATGGAAAGTACTGACTGAATATTTACCTCAATTAAAAGAAGAAATTCTTGCTAGAGATGGTAAATTAGTTATTAGACCTGATTCTGGTGATCCTGTTGATATTATTTGTGGTTTTAGTGCAGATAATGATACAAAACCAGGGTCTAATCTATATGAAAGAAAAGGAGTAATAGAATTACTTTGGGACATCTTCGGAGGAACTATTAATGAACAAGGGTACAAAGTATTAGACCCACACATTGGAGCTATTTATGGAGATAGTATTACTAAAGAAAGAGCTATTACTATTTGTGAAAGACTTAAAGCTAAAGGTTTTGCAAGTACAAATGTTGTATTTGGTATAGGAAGCTATACTTATCAACATAATACACGTGATACATTTGGGTTTGCTATGAAAGCTACTTATGGTGAAATTACACATAAATGTACAGAACCCTGTAATCATTCACAAAATCAAACAGAATGTTGTGGTAATAATGTAGAACCTAGAGAAATCTTTAAAGACCCCATTACTGATGATGGTACTAAAAAATCTAAAAAAGGATTGTTAAAAGTTGGCTATGATTGGGATGAAGTTCTTGAAAAAGTAGGAACTGATAAAAAACCTAAATTAATAGTTGTAGATCAACAAACTTGGAAAGAAGAACAAGGAGGACTACTTACAACAGTATTTAAAGATGGCAAACTTGTAAAAGAAACTACTTTGGATGAAATTAGAGAACGTTTAAATAATATATTATAGTAAAAATACTAGGAATTGATAATATTTATTTGTATCTTTGTAAAAAAATAAATTTATGAATAAATATTATCTATATTCTCATTATCGACAAGATAAATCAGAAATATTTTATATTGGAATAGGTACTAAAAACAAACAAGATATAAAGTATAATTCTTATACAAGAGCAAACAATAAAACAAAACGAACTAATTATTGGAAAAATATCATAACTTTAAATCCTGATTATATAATTAACATTATAGTCGAATCTAATGATTATGAATTTATTAAAGATGAAGAAGTTAAATTGATTAAAGAATATGGTAGAAAAGATTTGAAATTAGGATCATTAGTAAATATGACAGATGGTGGTGAAGGTCAAATAAATCGAAAATGGTCTATTGAGTCAAAACTAAAATCATCTAAATCACATTTTGGTAAAAAGTTATCTAAATCTCATATTGAAAATCTTAAAAAACATTTATATGGAAATAAATCTCATACTGGAAGAAAATTCTCAACAGAACATCGAGATAACATATCTAAAGGTTTACAAGGACGAGATGCTTGGAATAAAGATTTAAAACTTAGTATAGAACACATAACCTCTATTAAAGAAGGTATAAAGAAAAATAAAAAAATTTGTGAACATTGCTATAAAGAATTTGATTGTGCTAATTATACTAAATGGCACGGAGATAAATGCAAATTAAAAATAATATTATGATAAAATTAAATATCGTAAATCAAGAAAATAGTGATATAAAATTTTTATTACAAAATTTTCCTGACGGTCAAAAAAATACAGTAATAGATTTAAAAACAATACGTCGTACAAATCAGGAAATACAAATATTAACAAGATTAAATAATTTTATTGATCTAGAAATACTTATTTGTATTACTAAATGTTTAAATAATTTAGGATTTAATAAATTACATTTGTACAATCCAATGATGTTAGGAAGTAGGAGTGATAGAAAATTTGAAGAAGGTTCTAATAATTATCTTAAAGATGTAATTTGTCCTATTATTAATTCATTAAGTTTTAATTCTGTAACAATAACTGATCCTCACTCACAAACTTTAGAAGCCTGTATCACCAACTTTAAAGAAATTTCTAATCAAAATTTAGTTAAGTTTGCAATTAATGATATTTTAACAAAAATTTAACAAAAAATATTTGGAATTTATAAATTAATTTTGTATATTTGTATTTGAGTGTAACAGTAATGTAATCAAATATGTATAGAAAATACGAAATTAATGAACAATTTTTTAATGAAATTGATTCTGAAGAAAAAGCCTATTTTTTAGGTTTATTATTTGCAGATGGTTGTAATAATGAAACTAGAACTTCCGTAAGATTATCTTTGCAAGATAAAGATGTAGAAATTATTAATAAATTAAAAATATTAATTTATCCTAATAATGATAAACCTTTAGGTATATCTAAAAAAGAAAATTGTAATAATTTATTATATTTAGACATATGTAATAAAAATATATCAAAATCTTTAGCTGAAAAAGGTATGATTCAAAACAAAACTTTAAAGTTAATTTATCCTAAAATAGATCCTATTTTAAATTCACATTTTATTAGAGGATATTTAGATGGTGATGGATGTATTTCTTATTTTATTATGAAAGAAAAACATTTTAAATGTCAATTAAGAATTTTAGGAACTTTAGAGTTTTGTAACGAACTTCAGAATATAATTAATACTAACTGTAACACTACAGGTAGTATTAGAAAAAGAGGAAATATATTTGAATTAGCATATAGTAGTAGAAATCAACTTTTAAAAGTTTGTGAATACTTGTATAATGATTCTAATATATTTTTATTAAGAAAATTTAATAAATTTCAAGAAATTAAAAATTATAAAGATGGAAGATATAAATAAAAGATTCATATTAATTAGTCCAGATGCAGGAGCCAATAAGAAAATCTTTAAAATAGCTGAACAAATTGGTTATACTGGGGATATTATTACTTGTAGTAAATCTAGAGATGAAAATGGTAAACTTACTAGGGTTGAAGTTCCTATTTTAAATAAACATTTAGAAGGTGATGCTAAAGATTATATCATTATTGATGACATTTGTGATGGTGGTGCAACTTTTATTAATATTGTTAAAGAATTAAAAAAAGGTAATAAAGATTTTGAATGGGATGAAAGATCTAAAATTTATCTTATTGTAACTCATGGAATCTTTTCCAAAGGATTTAAAGAACTTAATCAATATTTTGACGGTATTTATTGTACTAATAGTTATCGAGATGTAGCTGATAACGAATACGATGAAAAAACAAATGTTAAACAATTAAATGTGTTTTAATGACTGAGAAAAATTTTAAATATCAAATTGAAAAAACTTTAGATAAACTTCGTGAAACATTAACAATTAAAGGTATGGAATATATCAGAAATAATGATGTATTCCATAATTTTCACGAAGGTTCTAAACGTACAGGTTTAATTAGAGAAAAAGTGTTAGATGGATTTTTATTAAAACATGAAATATCTATTGCAGATATGACAAATGATTTAGAAAAAGGTATATTACCATCTAAAGAAGTTGTCGAAGAAAAATTTAATGATAACTTAATATACTTATTAATTAAAAAAATGAGTGTGCTAGATAAAATTGAACAAAATGAGTAAAGAAATTTTAAATATAAATAAATTTGTTTTAGCTGGTATTATGAGTTGGTCACAAGAAGATCAATGTACTCCAGAACAAGCTAAAGAATGTGATAATTATGAGGTAATACAAGAAACTATTAATTCAGTAGACGAAGGAGATGGTGGTAGTGACAATACGGTAGTTATTAAAAGAAAAAGTGATAATAAATATTTTAGTTTTGATTATCAAGATTGGGATATAAATTGGGAATGTGGTCATTTTGATGATTTTAATCCTGATATTGAAGAAGTGTTCCCTAAAGAAATTACAACTATTATTTATGAATAATAATGTCAAACGTTAGATTTATTTCAGATACACATTTTGGACATCACAATATGGCTATAAAACGAGGATTTAAATTTGTAGCTGATCATGATAATTACATTGTAGATCAATGGAATAAAGTAGTTAATAAAAAAGATACTACCTATATTCTTGGAGATATTACAATGGAAAAAGCTAATTACGAAATACTTAATAGATTAAATGGTATTAAACATGTTGTATTAGGTAATCACGATGAAGGTCAACATACTAAACATATGCAAAATTATGTAAATAAAATTGCAGGTATGATTAAATACAAAAAAGAATTTGTATTAACACATTGTCCAATACATCCTTGTGAAATGGGTAGATTTAAATATAATATTCACGGTCATGTACATGAAAATACTTTAGATGATAAACGTTATATTAATGTGAGTTGTGAAGTAATTAATTATACACCTAAATTATTAGAAGAATTAATTATTAATTTAAACTGTAATGAATGTAGTCAACATTTAGAAACATGTAAATGTACAGAAAAAACATTATTTTAATATGTTTACAAAAATATTAACAAAAACAGAATTTTACTTGTTTTATAAAGGTAAATTAATTTATAAAAAATGGTTACGAAATAAAACAAGTAAAATTTTTCAAGATTATAAAATATGGAAATAGATAAAGAAGTTGAGTTTGAAGAAACTGAACCAGTAATAGAAGAATAAATATTAAAATTAAAATGAAGAGAGATTAATGGAGTTGGATAAAAAAATTTTAAGTGACATTACAGTATATACAAAATATGCTAAATATTTACCTAAATTAGAACGTCGAGAAAATTGGCAAGAATTGGTTACACGAAATATGCAAATGCATATTCGTAAATATCCTCAAATTGAAGAATCTATAAAAAATATATATAATGATTATGTATATACAAAAAAAGTTTTACCCTCAATGCGTAGTTTGCAATTTGGCGGTAGAGCAATCGAGCTTAATAATGCACGGATTTATAATTGTGCTTTCTTACCTATTGATGATATTCGTAGTTTTTCAGAAACTATGTTTTTATTACTTGGAGGAACTGGTGTTGGGTATTCAGTACAAAATCATCATATTGAAAAATTACCTGAAATTATAAAACCTAAATACACTCGTAAAAAACGATATGTTGTACAAGATAGTATTATAGGTTGGGCAGATGCAATTAAAGTATTATTTAAATCATATACAAGTGGTATTACATCACATATTGAATTTGATTTAAGTGATATTAGACCTAAAGGGGCAATGTTAATAACTGCAGGTGGTAAAGCACCTGGACCAGAACCACTTAGAATAGCATTAGTTAAAATTGAAGCTATTTTACGTGAAAAAAAAGATGGTTCTAAATTAACAGATATAGAATGTCATGATATTCAATGTCATATTGCAGATGCTGTATTGGCAGGTGGAATTAGAAGAGCCGCAATGATTAGTTTATTTGATTTAGATAGTGATGCTATGTTAAATTGTAAAGCTGGTAATTGGTGGGAAAACAATCCACAACGTGGTAGAGCCAATAATTCAGTAACATTATTGCGTCACAAAGTTGATAAAAAAACATTTGATAAGGTTTGGGAAAGAATTGAAGCCTCTGGTAGTGGAGAACCAGGTATTTATCTTACAAACGATAAAGATTGGGGAACCAATCCGTGTTGTGAAATTGCATTAAGACCAAATCAATTTTGTAATCTTACAGAAATTAACATGTCTGATATAAAAGATCAAGACGATTTAGACTCTAGAACAATTGCTGCAAGTTTTATAGCAACATTACAAGCATCATATACAGATTTTCATTATCTTAGAGATATTTGGCGTAAAAATACTGAAAAAGATGCATTGTTAGGTGTGTCTATGACAGGTATTGCTTCAGAAAGTAATTTAAAATTAGATTTTGAAAGAGCTTCTAGATTAGTTAAAGAATGTAATCAAGATTTAGCAACTATTTTAGGTATTAATGTTGCAGCTAGAACAACGGCTGTAAAACCTGCAGGAACTACTTCGTTAGTTGTAGGTTCTTCATCAGGTATTCACGCTTGGCATAATGATTATTATATTCGTAGAATGCGAGTTAATAAAAATGAAGCAATTTATCAACATTTAGCAATTTATCATCCTGAATTATTAGAAGATGAATATTTTAGTCCTACAACTACAGCTGTAATTTCTGTACCACAAAAAGCACCTGAAGGAGCTATTACTAGACATGAATCAACAATTGATGCACTTGAAAGAGTTAAATTAATTTCTAAAGATTGGGTTAAAAATGGACACATAAAAGGAGAAAATACACATAATGTGTCTTGTACTGTTTCTGTTAGATCTGATGAATGGAAAATTGTTGGTGAATGGATGTGGGTTAATAAAGAATATTATAATGGTTTATCAGTATTACCATATGACGGTGGTACTTATAAACAAACACCTTTTGAAGATTGTACTAAAGAAACCTATGATAAAATGATGAAAACATTAAAAGATGTTGATTTAAATAAAATCATAGAACTTCAAGATAATACAGTTGTTGGAGATAGTTTAGCATGTAGTGGAGCAGGGTGTGAAATTTAAATATAAATTATGGAAATAAAAAATAAAGGACGCACTTTAGCATGTGGTGACATTCACGGCAATTACAAAGCATTAATGCAGTGTTTACAACAATCAAATTTTGATTATAAAAATGATACCTTAATTCAATTAGGAGATGTTGTAGACGGTCATTGTGAGTCATTTGAAGTAGTTGAAGAACTACTTAAAATTAAGAATTTAATTTTTATTAAAGGTAATCACGACGATTGGTTTGATCAATGGATTAAATCGGGTATAAATCCTGCAAATTGGAAACAAGGTCAAAAAGCTACAGGTTTAAGTTATTTAAAACATTCTAGACCCGATAAACCATGGATGGAATGGAAAGTTGATGAGTTTGATCAACCATATTTTACTGAATCTGTTAAAACTAGCGATATTCCAGATAAACATATTAAATTTTTCGATAAACAATTATCATATTATAGAGACGATAAAAACAATCTTTTTATACACGGTGGTTTTAATCGTCATTTTTATCTTAATGAGCAATTACCTTATACATTTTGGTGGGATAGAGATTTGTGGTATGCAGCTTTATCTTATGGAAATTTATCAGCAATGGAAAGTTTAGATAAACCTAAATTTAAAATGATTGAAGATTTTAAAGAAGTATTTATAGGTCATACTACAACAGAATGTTGGAAAACTACAGAACCTATGAATGCTGTAAATATATGGAATCTTGATACAGGTGCTGGAATGTATGGTAAATTAACAATAATGGATGTCAACACTAAAGAGTATTGGCAAAGTGATACAGGAAAAGAATTGTATCCAGAATATACAGGAAGAAATTAATAAAAAATTTATTAAAAATGGCGTTACCGCAAAAAAAAGTGAAGGCAACACGTGTAAATCCAAGAAAATTAATTATATTCTCACAGCCAAAAAATGGAAAAACTAGCTGTCTTGCAGAATTGGAAGATAATTTAATTATAGATTTAGAAAGAGGTACAGGTTTTGTAGAAGCATTGAAAATTGATGTTATTGCAGAAGCTGAAGCACAAGGTGTTTTACCATTAGACATTCTCAAATCAACAATTAAAGAATTAAATGAAGTAAAAGCTAAAATTGGTAAAAATCCTTATAAAAGAATTACAATAGATACTGTATCTTTATTAGAGGAAATGGTTTTACCAATGGCAAACGATCTTTATAGAAATA